CTACCTCCTGATGGTCTTACATAAGAATTTGCTCTTGCAACTTCTGCATCTGCTCTATTTTTAGCTAATTGAGCATTAATATTCATTAATGTATTATTATAATTCTTTAATATCTTATCTAAGTTAGTATTAGTATCTTCTTCTTTTTGTGTTAAAGCTCTCTTTAATGCATCCATAGCACTTTGATTTTGAGTTGCCATATCACTTACATTTTGTCCTTGACTTAATAATGTTTGAAGTTGAGCCAATTGTTGTAACCCACTTCCTCCAATACCTCTAGCAGCTGCACTGATTCTATTTTGTCTATCAGCTTGTTGTACTGCTGATTCTAAAGAAGCTTGATTAGATAAATAACTTCTTTGTTGATTCTGTCTATCTAAAGCATTTTGTTCTTGAAATCTTTTTAATGATGTTAATAAATCATTTCTAGCACTATCATAAGTTTGTTTTGCAACACTTCTATCAGCAGCAGCTTGTTGTTCATAAGCATTTAACATACCACCAATATCTAAAGTATAGTATCCACCAGTTCCACCTGATCCCCCTGATCCTATTAAACTGTTAGTATAATCCGATGTATCATAAGTATTGTCATATGTATTAAGAGCACTTTGAACAGCACCTGTAGTAGCACCTGTTTTATTTTTTGAACTATTTGTACTGTATCTATCTGTTATTGCACTTGCAATTTTATAAGGTTTTGTATTTGTTACAAAAAATCCTGAAAGATCTTTTCCTACTTGTTTCCAATTAATAGCCATAAACATTCCTCCTTTATAGTATAGTTTTTCACCTTAATTGTAGCACATTTGTGTAAAAAATACAACACTAAAAAGACTAATTATTTAGTCTTTTTATCTTTCTACTAACCAAGCACACCACATTCTTCTAGGTCTGCAATCAAAAGTATCATATAGCACGCCATCAATTACTACAGTTATATGTCCTTCCATCGTAATAAGATATATTCCTTTAGGGTGTTCTTCCATAAATTCTTCTACTGTCTTAGCATAATGACAAGCCCTAATATATCTTTTATCTAAGTAACCCTCAACAAAGTTTACATCATCTAGTAGTATTCCTTGACTTTGTGCTATATCACTTAGCTCATCATAAACTTGATTCCATGTTTTACCTTCAGCTACAGCTATTGCTCGAATCACACAATCGTTGACAAAATTACCTAAAGCATTTGCATTATAGTAAGTAAACATAATTATAACTCATTTATTGTTACAATATATCTTCTAATTAAATCAACTTCTTGTGGTGACCTTGCTTCCTTTTTAAGCATAGCCATAACATTTACAATACTTTCTAAAGTATCATTTAAACTTTGCATTGAAAACTCTTTTGGAGCATATTCTTTTTGTTCATTATAAATCTTGAAATTATTATTCATTTCTTCTACATAATCTTTAGGCTGATATCTTTCTCTATCATATTCTCTAAAAGTATCTGCACCATATCTTCCATAACTTCCCATTGGAGTTGATCCATAATTATATCTATAATTCATACTACATCATACTTCTTTGTAATGATTCTTTCAATGCTTGTTTTTGCATTGGTGTTTCAGCTTCTTCATGTAATACTTTTATAAAATCTTCTAATGATTTTACCATGTAGTGAAATGATTTATCAGTTTCATCACCATGACCATAGCTTCCTCTACTAGCTTGGTATCTTCCATATTCTCCATACATTCTATCTAAGCTTTCATCTCCACGGTATCTCATGTCATAACCTCTTCTTCCATAGGCATCATTATAGTTTTCACCATAACCTCCTCTATTATAGCTTTCACCATAAGCTCCTCTACTTGGACCTCTACCATAAGCCCCATAATTCATACTCTCATCCTCCTTTGCATAATGTTTTATTTTTGCTAATTTACATAAATACTCTACATTATTTGTATTTATACCATTATTAAGTACTTCCTTTATTTGTTCATCAATTTTCTCAATTACTTCTTTCTCCATTAGTTTCACTCCTTTCACTAAGTAGTTTGATTATATGTTCATTCTGTTTAATAATCTTTTCTAAATACTTCTCATCTTGAGATTGTAACTCCTGCATTAAGTCACTATTGTTGTAGTCTTGAAATAATATTTGTAAACTTAATGCTTGTAAAACTAAACTAAGATTATCCACCATATTGTTTTTCATTATCTATTAAGCCTAGATATACTAAATGTAGCATTAGTTATAATTGCTTGTGTAGTTGATATTGGTGTTGCAGGTGTTGTTGGTGTTGGTACACTTGGTACACTTTGTACTGATATGTTAGTAGTTCCTCTAGGGCATACTCTTAACTTTTTATCAAAAGATATAGTTTCATAATCATCAGCTGCTGCTATTGTTACAGCTCTTACTGTATCAGGTATTAACACCCCATCTTGGAATAATCCTATTGCTACTACTCCAGCATCTGCTGTACTTACAGAAGCACTAAATTCCACATCATAGTATCCTGTATATCCATTCCCAAATATTTTAAAATTAGGATTGCCATTTGAATAATCTAACCATCCATTACAACTACAAGAAGCACATCTAGTTCTTATATCTGTTTCATCAAAAGTTATTGGGCTTGCATTACTTGGCAATGCAAGAGGTTCATTTAATATAGTTTCTATCATTTTATCTCTCCTTTCATAAATAAAAGAGAATAAGTCTTGCCTATTCTCTTAAAATTAGCAAGTTCTTGTATTCAAGTTAGCTGTATTCAGCTCTATGCTATTAAATAAATTGACTTGTTGTGTTAAATCCACATCCACATCCGTTGTTGTTGCAAGTGAATATAGGTGTTCTACCATATACTGGTGTACTTGGTACTGGGCAGTTGCTTAATCTGTTGTAAAGTGCATCTACTTCATCAGCAAATCCTTTTGATATAAAGGCATTTTGTGCTATTTGACTAGCTTGTAAGTCTTTCATTGATAGTTCTCTTTGAAGTTCTGCTATTTTTTCATTCTTAGCATCTATCTTGTCATTACATAATTGATCTAATATTCTTTGTGTATTAGCAGTTTGATTGATTAATACATCTTTAAGACCATCTGCTAAAGCAGCTCTGTCAGCACAGTTTTCACTTAGAATAGTACTATTTAAGTTAGCAATACCTAAACGATTTTCACAGCAGCAATCAGCAAATTGTCTGCTTAAGTCAAATGCAGTATTCATGTTTGCCATTTGTCTATTTGCAGCTGCAATTTCAGCATTGTAAGCAGTTGTATTAATAGCACTTGTTATATCATTACCTACATTACATAGCTGATTAGATAATCCATAGATACCATCTCTTGTGCCTTCTATTTGATTGCTTAGATGCAAAGTATCAAATCCTTGATTTGTGTTTTGCATAATTTCTTTTTGTCCGTTAGATAACCATGCATATCCATCATCAAATCCACGACCACCAAAGAATCCACCATTATTGTTGCCCCAACCTCCATTACCGAAGATCATTGCAAATAATAAGATAGCCCAAATTCCTTCACCACCAAAGAATCCACCATTTCCAAATCCACCATTATTTCCATAAAATACTGGATAAGCAGTAGTTCCATTTGTAGTAGCTAATTCAACTGTTGGTTGTATACTTCCGTTCATTCATTTCACCACCTTTCATTATCTATATCAAACACTATTTAGTGTTGATACCATTAAACATTCCCATCATTTGTTGCCATTGTTGTTTCTGTTGTGTATTAAAACCATTTATTGTTTCATTTAATAATGTATTAGGATCTTCATTATTTTGTTTTGCTTCTTGATACCTTTTGAACATTTGTGGATTTGACATCTTTAGTTGTTGTTCTAGCTGACTCATCATCTGCTGTGGTACTTGTTGCATCTTGTTCTGTATCATCATTTGAAACATTTGCATTAATTGATTCATTTTTAATCATTCCTTTCAATTCTTCAATTTGTGATTGTAAAAATTCTATTTGGATATCTTTTGCATCTTTTGGAATTATCTCATTTAATTCATAAGTTTTGATATTTCCATTTACACCTTTTAGCCATAATACTGACATATCTTTACTAAAGAATGGTGTGTCAAAATATACTGTTTCTCTATTTACATCTTCAATAGTATTTGCATATCTCATTGTATGACTATTGTTTGGTGCTATTTGAAATGTTTGATTTATAGCTGGTTGTTGATTATTATTCTTTATTTGTTCTTTCATGTGATTTAATTGATTTATTTGATTATCAATTTGTTCATACATATTTTGTTGATTTATGCCTCTTTGTTGCATATATGGATTATTAAACATAACTTCATCTCCTTAAATAAGCAAAAGGAGAGTATATAATAATTGTGTTTTACTACTAATCATTACATTATCTCTCCTTTCATTTTAAATTTTAGCAAACAAAAAAGAACCTTGAAGTTCATCTAAGGTTCTTTTAGAGTTCATCTTTATGTTTTAATATAATTTCTCTATTTTTCTTCATATGTCTTTTCATATAACTTAAAGATTTAGGTTTATCATTTTCACCTACTAATTCTTCTGCTATATCAATTAATGATATTCCATCTAAATAATATCTAGTTGCCATATATCTGTCATCTTCATTTTTAATATATTCATCTATAACATGTTCCCAACTAGATCTTGGTTTGTCTAGTAAGCACATCTCTAACTTGATTCTTGCTTTTCCCATCTGTTATCTTATTCTTAATTGGCTTATTTAGTACAACATAGTTGAAGATGTCAGATATAGTTAAATTATTTTTCTTACCATCATGCAATCTATTTGCTTGACCTTTAGCATTTCCATCTTTTCTAGTTCGTAGTTGTAATATCTGACTCATTTATAATGTCACCCTGTTGTCCTGAATTTATGTTATTTACTCCTTCACCATTTTGATCATAATTTTTATAATCATAATTACTAATAAATGACATAAACATATAGACTATACAAACGATTGCAATTACTAAGAATAAAATGATTGTACCCATAATCTTTACAATAGTATTCTTATGACTCATTTCCTTTTCATAAGCTATAAAAGGAACATTAACCATACTACTTTTGTTCATTTTGAAACCTCCTCTAAAGGCATAACATTAAAATCTTGAATTATTAAATCTATATAACTATTTCCACCCATGTTTTTATATTGAGTGTACATATAATTAACATTCTCTTTTTCATATCTAGGCACTTTGCCTATCTTTTTATATACATAATATTTACTCGTGATGTTACTCCTAAGTAAACATTTTAAAGCTTCTTCCTGATTCTTCTCTCTTTTCTTATAAGACTTTATTCTTCCTAAGAGATAACCTAATAAAGCAGGAACTATCACACCTATTGCACAGGTCATAATAACCCATATGATATTTTTTATCATAACACCACTCTATCCTTTCTCTATTTTATTATAACATATTATACTAAAATGTAAATACTTAATCTGTTGTTTTTGTACTATTCATAACCTTTTATTTTTGTTATATAAATATCACTTGTTTGAGAACCGTTACTAGGTTGATAACCTGCTGAAACTAATGCTTTATAATAGAAACCAAGGGAAATTGTTGTTCCTGTTATGTTATATGATGCTCCCGATGGATAAATACCCCCATTAACATTAAATGTGCTATTGAAATAAATTGTTGATGATGCTTGTTTATTAACATTAAATCTTTGTGTTGGGTATAAGTGACCATTAGCATCTTTAGCACTTATTTCTATTTCATTATAATTAGAAATATCTTTTTCTAAAGTTATATTATCAGTTTTACCTATATCACTTTCATAAATAACTTCTCCAAATAGTTTATCGATTTCGTTTATATAATTACAACTATATGTATCTACATTACTTTCAGTATAACTATTTAGTACTTTTCCTGTTGGTACTGTTGTTTGAAATGTTTTCTTTATTCTCATTATGAATTACCTCCATCTGTAGTTTTTGTATATTCTAATATAATAACTCTTTTTATACTTTCCCATGAACTTCTTACTGTTATATTATTACCATTTATATATACAGAAAGTTTATCACTTCCATCTAATGGTGAAGTACTACCTATAAACATAGTTGTAGAATTTTGCCAAGAATAATACTTAAAATCAACTATATCTCCTAAATTAGATATATCATGTGCAACTGTATAATTTCCACTTGATATTGTTGTTGTACCAATTATAACCTTTCTATAAATTGGGCGTCCGTCTATCCATTTTTTACCTGTGTTAGTTTCGCTTGTGCTATAATCTTCTGTTTCTTCTACTTCTTCATAACCTGTTGGTACTGTATCTCCATCATAATCAACAATAGTACCTATAGGTAAAGTATCTCCTGCTTTTACAGTTAAGTCTTTCCATTGATTATTATATTTATACTTCATTATGAATCACTCCCATCTGTTGTTTTTGTATATTCAAGTATGCAATATACATTTGAAGTAACATTAAAACCTGTACCTTTAAATAATACAATTTTTGTATTATTAATGACTTGAATAGAATATGAATATTGTGCTACATTATCTAATGCAATACCAACAGGCAATGCTATATATTCTTTGGGATTGTCATGTTTTACAAATCCACCAACATTTATAATATTATTTATGTTTTCTATTTCATGACTTATTTCTATCCTTCCAGTTTGTGTAGATGCAATCGTAGCATTAATAACTTTTCTATAAATTGGGTATCCATCTATCCATGTTTCTCCTGTTTTAACTTCATCTGTACTATATGTATTTGCACTTTTAATAGCATGTACACTTGGTGACATATGAGTTTCATCACCATCTAAACTATTTACAACTTCTGTACCTATATTAGTAACAGGTTCAGTAGGATCTATCCATATTTGTGTAGCATCATTATCAGGTGTGTCTGCTCCTATATGTATAGCATTTCCTGATCCTGTACTTACTCTCTCACCATTATAGTCTGTATATGTTTCACCTGTACTTATATCATAAAGTAGTTGACCATCTATAATAGGCTGACTTTGTATTTGTTCTGTTGTTCCTCTAAAAGCTGTAACACTTTCATCTGGATCATCTTGCCATGCTATTTTATTCATAGCATCTAATGCAGCTTCAATAGTACCAAAGTTATTATTTAATTGTTGACCATAAAGTTTATCTCCATCTCTAAAATCTTTCTTTAAATTTGCTCTTGCCATTATTATCCCTCCTTAACTTTCTTAATCTTATATACAATTCCTATAGTACTTATAGAAAAATCATGTATGTTTCTATTTCTTACTGGTAGCCCTTTTTGATCAGAACCTAAGTTAGTTGTATCATTATAACCATCACTTAGAACTATTCTAATAGACCTACCTTTTGTTCCTACTCTCATTTTTATTTGTTGTATAGGTTTACCTCCAAGTGGATCAACTCCTAAAGTAAACTCACCAAGTACTTTACTCATAGCAAGTGATTTATTACTTTCAGATACTAGTACATAATAATATGTATTTGTTGCTTTATCAAAAACAATTTCATAATGATCAGGATCTACTATTTTAAGATCATCTACATATATTGTAATATATAGTGGTATAACATGTCCACCTTCATTTATTAGTTTTATATAAACATCTTTAAATTTCTTACTGTTTGTTGGGTATCCCATATTTAGATTATGTGTTTCCATTGTTGAAATAAATCCATAACCATCTTTATGTTGTACATCTTCTTCTAAGAAATCTAAATCTGAAAATCTAAAAGTCATAAAGTCTATTCCTGTTAATGTAGCCTCTGTATAATTATAATTATATCTATAAGTATACATAGGTACTATAAAGAAATTACCATTTGCATCATATAGATTAGATTCAAATATACTATAGAAAGGCATAGCTATTTTTGCCATATCTTTATCAATATTAGTTCCATCATACACTTGTCCTGTTACAGCCTCAAGATTATATTCATAGAAAGCTGATGCTATAGTATTGTATACCATCCAAGTTCTACCATCATTTTTTACAATAACATAATTGTTATTTAATACAAATGCTTGTATTACATTATTCATACTTAGCTCATCATTTAATGCTATATCTATCTTTTCTACATTCTCAGTACCTTCTCCTATGTATCCTTGCTTTAACTGATATATACCATCATTTCCCAGGAAATATAAATTATTTCCCACAGCTCTTACAGTATGTCCATTAGCACATCCAATAAAATCATTTAATGAATATACACCAAAGTTATCAGCACCAAAAGTACCTGTCATTCTTTTAATTCTTTTATTAGTAAATACTGCATAGAATTGTCTAAAGTAGTTTACACTTGTAACTGCTTCTTCCCCTGCTTCACTTGCTACATAAATGTAATAGTAGTTTGGGAAATAATCAAACATATCATATTCACTAAAGAATAAATAACCATGTCCTCCATACAATACTAATTGATTATTAATTATCTTAGCTCTAGTTGATGAGAATACTAAGTCACTTATCTCATTAATGTATCCTGTTTCATTAGCAGTTCCTGAGTCTGTCTTTGTATATGTTATAAATACATCATTACCTAAAGTCAATTTAAACTCAAATGATTGGTCACTATCTATACCAGTACATGTAAATATAGTTTTACCTGTATTCCAACTTCCTGGTAAGTTTTTATATGGATTCTTTTCTACATCGGTTTCACCATTATCAGGTCTATATTGTATATCTCCTGGCTGAGTTGAACCTGTGTATAATACATGTACTTTAAACTCACTATTGTATGGTACCTTAACTATTGGCTGTTGGAAAGTTTCACCATTTTTTGTTACTGAAACACTATAGAATACACCTTTTATTTTATTAGTTGAACCTGTACTATTGTAGTAAGTTAATGGATCACTAGATAAAATATTAAATCCTACTTGTGTTAATTCTATTGGTGTAGGTCTATATAAGTTTTCATCTTCATCTCCACCTATTACTTTAAATAAATCAGCTTCGTTTGTGTATGTTGGATGTGTTCCTTTTGTTTCAGGTACTTGATCTATCTTAATAAAATAGTTAGTTCCTGTTGGTATATATGAGTATCCATTATAGTTAGCTATATCTATAGGTCCTAAAGGTTTATATTCATCTTCTGCTTGTATATTAGTGGAAGCATAATTAGTAGGTTTATATAACCATCTTCTATTAGTTGAATCACTAATAGTAGGATCTACTGAATCTATCTCTAATGAAACATTATATACACTAAGACTTGAATCATATTCCATTTTAACACTCATTCTAGTTATATAAAGCCCAGCAGTTTTATTAGCACCACTTAATGTAGTAAATCCTCCTGATACAATAATACAACTAAATTCTATTAAACTTGAACTTACTACAGAAGAATAATTACCATCTAATATATTTCTATAATCTTGTAATGCTTCTAAGAATTTATTATTTTTTATAATCTGTAATCCTATAATTCTATCTACTTTGAATGTTATTTCTCTTCCACCTTGTGTTTGTGTTTTTGTTTCACCACACAAAATGGTATCATAGAAATCAGTTAATCTTCCTATTAATGTTTCTTTTGTTTCACTAAATCTATTTGTATTGATTCTAAAATCACTAGTGTAATCTTCATCAATAATAGCTTTTACAAAGTCTTTTAAATTAGAGTTATATACAGCAGGTCTTTTAGATAGTATACCTTCATTTGAGTTATAGAAGTTTTTTAAATCTCTAAATGAAGAATCTGAAGCTACATCATCTGCTGTTTTCTTATCTATACCCTGACTAAAGTTAGTAATAACACTATAATATTTATTAGGTTTACCTTTTAAAGGTTGTGTTACTGCCATTAAATCCACCCCTCTTTCTCATCAACATATTCCCAATGATAGCCCCCACAAGTTTTTCTAGTTCCATTACAGCATCCTCCTATGTGGTATCCTAAATTTAGGGTTCTTGCAGCATCTGCAATACTTTCAAAAATTATTCCAGTTTCTACACATCTTACTTTTTTATTTCCATGTATTTCACCTTTTTTAAATTCAGTATTAACAGAGTGATGCTTTCCTTTATGTGCTTTTGATAATTTATCTCTATGTTCTTTAGAAAATTTATATTCTTTTTGAGGTTTACCTTGAAATGTATAGCCTTTAAAGCCACCCGTTTGTGTATTATAACCACAATTTATAGAATTAAATAATCCTATATAGTAAGCTTCTTTTATTCCAGCTTCATCTCTATCATCTGTTTCATCTAATACATCAACATAAAAATTTTTCCAATTATATAATTTTATAGCTTTACCTAATTTTGAATCTTTAGAGTAGCCCTTACCCTTTTGTATTCTTCTATTGAGATTTTCTTGTGAAGTAACACCAATATAATGTTCATGTGTTTGCATATTAGTAATACAATAAATTTTATAAGTTATCATATAAATCCCATCCAATGAACTGTGACATCACTTGCATCTACTTTAGCCATAGTACTTGAGTCACCTGCATAGTTAGTAATTTGTTCTCCTGTTTCAGGATCATATTCTTCTACTATACTATCAGTTCCATTACTTTTAAAATCATTTAAAGCTTGTAAAAATCTATTATAGTGAAAATCTCTTGCATTAGTATCAGTATCATTTGCAGCTATTCCATATGCTAAATAAGGTTCTATTAGTCTTAATACCCAAAAGTTAGGTATAACAGTATATTGTGTTTCAGAAACATTTTCATCAGTAAAGAAAGGTAGATTTGTTTTACATTTACTATTAACTTCTGCTAATGCTGTATTGGATAAACCAACTAAGTTAGTGTCTACTAATTCTTCATCTGTTACATAATTTGAGTTTGCTACTACATCACTTAATACCATATCTATTACCTCCTTCTTTTTTTTTATTAATAAAACAAGGCTATCAAAAGATAGCCTTATTCCTTTATTATCCTACAATTTCCATACCAAGATATTCTTGTTTTTTAGTAGTATTTCTAGCTTTTTTATCAAGAGTTGCTAAAGCTTTCTTTTCAATTTTTCCTTTAACATAATCTGCTATAAAGGCTGGAAGCTCTACTGTTCTGCCATCAAATATTAAGAATATATAAATACCTTGACATGTTGATTCAAAACCATTTGGATAAAGTGCATTATAAGCAACCTCACATTTGAAAGGTACTCTATCTTGACTTACCAATTTTTTGTTTTCCTTCATAGCCTTTACTGATAACTCAGCATCACTACTTTTACTATCTTTAAATACAGACTTTGTTGTATTTGTTGCCATAATCATTCCTCCTATTTTATTATTTTTTAACTAGCTTTGTGAAGCATATATATCAGTTGGTCTAGTTAATGGGTTCTTAACTGCATGGTGAATTACTGTACAAGCAACTGCATCAAGTACTTGTGCACCAAATCCCATTGTTATCCATCCTATTGATGCTATTTGTCCTAGGTTATCACCTTTCTTAGCATCAAATCCAAATCTTTTCATTTCTATACCAGCTGAAGTTAGATCCATAACAGCATATGCATTTTCACCAAATACATAAGTGTGATATACTTGAACAGCACTTGATCCTGATCCAACAGTTTCAATTACTGGGTAATTGTATTCTATAAATCTTAAATTATAAACATCATAACTTTCTAATCCATTATCCATTACTGGCTTATTAGTATTTCCTGGAACCATAGCTCTTTTTAATAGATTTTCATCATCTAGTAAATCTTGCATACCTTCTGTAGAAGTAACTACTATATATTTACTTCCTCCAGCTTTTTTATGTCCTCTTCTACGAGAAACTTTCATTTGATTAGCTACTAAACGACATACATCTAAAGTAAGTACATTTGAAGCTGTAATTGCACTATCTGATGGAGTTGCTGTTCCAGCAGGAACTACATAGTAAACTCCTCCATCTTCTTCTACTGCATCACGAGTAATTAACTCTAATGTTTCACTTGCATGATTTACAATCAATGGTCCATATTCTACTAATAATTGATCTAAGTTATATGTTTCAACTTGTCTAGTTACTTCTAAGTAAGCTCCATAAACTGCAACAGTTCCTGTTACTGTTCTAGCTCCTACTTTCATACCATCTGGGTTTACACCCTCTGTGATAACATGTCTGTTATCTGCTACTGGAAGTGGTTTATAACCTCTCCATTGTACTGTATTAGTACCAGCATTTCTTTTAACTTTTTGTTTTTCTCCTAAATTGTATAATACATGGTCAGCTAAGCTATATGCTAATGCTCTAAGTAATGTATTATTATCAATTTTTGCATTTGCCAAACCTGAAGCTTGTGCTCTAATTGAAGTTAAAGTGTTTAATGCCATAATATCAACTCCTTCTAAAAATTATTTTACATTTTTCCTGCTAGTTGTCTAGCTAATTTGTCGATGTCTTTATTCAAAGACTCAGTATCAATTTTGGAAGCTTGATTAATAGGTAACTCTTTTCTGATAGTTTCTTTTCTTTCAAGACTTTGTTGATATTTTGTATCAACATAGGAATTTAGAACTCTATTTAAAGCACCTTTTGGTAAGTCCATAAGATAGTCTAAACTGAATCCATCTCTTTCCAAATCTTGGCTTAGTTTATCTACTGCAGAATCTGATAATTTATTTTTATTAACAAATTCTTGTACACTAGATACAAAGTTTTGTTCTTTAATTTTTGCTGCATTTTCTTCTCTTTCTGCAACTATTGAATCTTTTAATGCTCTCATTTCTTCAAGCTCTCTTGCAACTTCAACAGGTATTCCCTGTTCTTTTGCATTTTGTTTAATTTGAGTATCCCTTACTCTAGCTATTAAATCATCAACATCTCTCATGCCTAGTCCTTTAGCTAAAGCATCTAACTCATTAAACTTGTTTTGGAACTCTTTATTTTGAGTTCTCATTTGTGCAAAAGCTGTATTAGTTGGATTAGTTATTTCATTAACTTCTCCTCCTTCATCAGTATCATCTTCTACACTTTCAGGTTGTTCATCATCAACAGGTGTTTCATCTTCATCTGTAAAGATGTCATCTGTTAAATCAAAACTGTGATCAAAATCAGTTTGATCTTCTGTATCAGTAGTTGTACCCTCTACCAATATATCATCTAAGACATTTGTTTCCATAGTATACTCCTTTCTCGATCTTATTTTTGGTCTTTTCGGTCAGACACTTAGTATTATGGGAGTCAATATCATAACTCTACTTATAATCTAACACAAATTCCAAAATTTGTCAATAAGAAAAAGTGTACTTTGTACACTTTCTCAAGTTTCAATCACTTTTTAGTGGAGAAACACTCAACACAAGCAAATTAATTATAACATAGAAAAAGAGTTTTGTAAACTCTTTTAATAACTTCCTGTTCCATATACAGGGCTGTTAGTAATTGTGCAAGCATACTTATTTGGATTTCCTGCTATGTAAACATCACCAAAGTTTGAAGTATGTATTTTAAAATGATAATTTCCCATGTCTTGTAAGATTCTATAAGTAAGTCCTCCAAATTTCTTTGGATTTAATTTACCTGCTACATCACTTGTTCTTGATGGTATATAATAATTATTTGTCTTATATACCGTCCAACTTGAAACTGTAGGTGACAAGTTTAAATATTTTCCAGTTGGTGCTGGTGCAGGTGCAGGTGATGATACTATACAACCATCATTTACCCAACCTAGATTTCCATTATCTAATAAGTATGGGTTTCTAGCTCCTGCTTTTATACTTGTTATAGTTCCTTCTGTTCTTGCTGGATTTAACTTTTGAGTTGAACTAGAACTTACATATACTCCATTTATTTTTACTTTTTCTCCTACTTTATGATTCCCACTTGGTGCTGGTGTAGGTGAACCTCCTTGATTTATTCTATTTGCTTCTGCAATTATTCTATCAAATTGGCTCATTAGATATGGTCCAGGACAATTTGTATTAGCAAACATACTATGCCATGTAACATTTTGTCCTTTTACTAATGTACCTAAATTGTTTCTTTTAGCTATGTCAGCAACTAATCTAATTAAACTATTTATAGAAGCTTCTGATACATGCCAGTTTCCACCATTCTCATCATTTGCAGTTTCTATTGTGATTGATTCACAGTTACTATCCCAATTTGAGTTAGTCCATGCAGTATCTGCTTCATCTACATACCATGCTATTTCTCCATTATATCCTATTCCGTAATGTGAAGATCCTCTTCTTCCAACTGTTTGAAATATTGCTCCACATTGTCTAGCAGTTAATTTACCTGCCATATGATGTATTGTAATACATCTTACTTTCTTTTGTCTACCAGGTGTATAGTTTCCACTATATGCTGGCCATCCTTCTGTGCAAAGAGGTGATTTTCCCATTATTCTTCCCCCTTTCCATTTGATAGTTCTTCTTCCTCACTATCTGTTATTACTAATACTTCTTCTTCCATTTTTGTATTCTCTCCTTTATTTAAAAATTACTTTTATCTGTAGGGTTATTTAACCCTGCAAATACATTTATTATTATTGTTAAACTGTAAACTATTTTCTCTACAGTTGTATTAAACTCTGGGTATATAGCAACTACTAATGAACCAATTATTGATACTATCTGTGCTATTACCACTGGTGATTTTAAACGATTTAAAAAGTCTTTCATTTATTCACCCCCTATTCTTTTATTCATCAACCCATGTTAAAGTTCCATTTATATTTTTCAAAACTTGTGTTTTTGTGGCATCAAAAGTTGATAATTGTTTTAAAGCTAACTCTTTACCTGTAATAACATTTTCAAGTGTTCCTTTACATACTATACCTTTATTACTCATATCATTGTATTGTGCTAATGTTCTTACTGTTCCTTTTAATACACCATCATCAACTGTTATACCGTGGTCACCATTTTTTACCATTATTACTCCACCTACACTAGGTGTTGCATAATCTGTATTAGATACTTTAGTATCAATTTGTTCTTGTAATGTATCTATTTGTTGCCAATGTGCTGCCGTCCATGCTTCTGGTGTTTCTATTGCAGTTATACATTCATATATATAATAACTATTTCTTACTTTATCTCCTACTGCATAAGTACTTGATGCAGAATAATATGGTGCTATAGAATAATTACCAAAGTAAAATAAAGCTCTTGGTGTTAAAGCATATGATTGTGAATCTGAACCTGCTGATGTTGCTAATTTTGTAACACCATAATATGAAGTTGATGCAAGTCCACCATTAATTGTAGCCCATTGTTCTCCGTTATAAATAAATTCTACACTTTCTCCAGTTACCCACATATATCTAGCATTTGTAGTTGTACCATTATAGTAAATATTTTTTGCCCCTGTACTATTTACATTCAATGTTGCTTGCCCATTATAGGTATTGGCATTATTGAAAAGCACAGTTATTCTAGTTCCAGCTACAAGGTCTGCTTCTGTAAATTCTTCACAAACTACTACTTTAGTGGCTGTTGAAGCTCCAGTTGCACTTGTTCCATAAAAAACTTTTGGCATATCACTTTTTGTTGCTAAACCTTTGCCTTCAATTACATTTTCAAGTGTTACTTTACTTATGAGCCCTAAACTATGCATAGAATCATACTCTGCATATGTTTTAGTTGTACCTCTTAAACTACCATTACTATCTACACTTGTTCCATAATTGGTGTTTGTCTTAACAACTCCACCAGTATTATTTGAAGCATAATCTGTATTTGTAATATAATTAGTTAAATCTACTTTTTGTGTTTCTAACATACTTAATTTATAATAACCTACTTGAATGTATCCATTTGTTTCTAAATCATTTACAACTGTAGCATCATCTACATAAGTGTAAGTTGAACTTGTGCTTTCAACATTACTTACCCATAAATCAGGCACATTTACTGTTACTATATAAACATTTTGTCCTACATTATATTCATCTCCAGATAAACTATTAATTGCTGTTATCATATCAGAATAACTATTATAACCTACTGCATGATTAGCTCCTTTTGCTATACTATTTACTTCATTTATTGCAGTTGGTATTGTTTTGTTTGTTGTTGTTAATGTATTGTCTGTAATATCTTGTTTACTTGCTAAATCTGTGCTTGTTACTAAACCTTTACCTTCAATTACATTTTCAAGTGTTCCTTTACCTATAAATAATCCAGGAGATGTAGAATCTGTATATTGTTCATAAGTTTTTGTTTGTGCATACATAGCTCCCGTACTTGCAAATTGTGTTCCATAAGTACTTGAAGCTTTTATAACTCCTCCTGTAGCAAATGAACCATAATC